TTGCAGATGCAACTTGTGATTTTGACCCTACTTCTACTATCACATTAACTGAAAGAATCTTACAACCTGAAGAGTTTCAAGTAAACTTAGAATTATGTAAGAAAGACTTCGTATCTGATTGGGAAGCTGTACAAATGGGATACTCTGCATTTGACAACTTACCTCCATCTTTCCAAGATTTCTTAGTTGCACATGTTGCTGCTAAAGTTGCAGAAAAAACAGAGCAAACTATTTGGTCAGGAGCTAACGCTACTGCAGGTGAATTTGATGGATTGGTTACTTTAGCTACTGCTGATGCAACTGTTCTTGATGTAGTTGGAACTACTGTTACTGCTGCTAACGTAATTGACGAATTAGGAAAAGTTGTTGATGCTATTCCATCTGCTGTTTACGGAAAAGAAGACTTATACTTATATGTTTCTCAAAACGTAGCAAGAGCTTATGTAAGAGCTTTAGGAGGATTCGGAGCTGCAGGATTAGGTGCTAATGGTACAAACGCTCAAGGTACTCAATGGTGGAACAACGGAGCATTATCTTTTGATGGTGTAAAAATCTTTGTTGCAAACGGATTGGGAGATAACTACATCATGGCTGCTGAAAAATCTAACATCTTCTTCGGAACAGGATTACTTTCAGACCATAACTTAGTTAAGGTTATTGACATGGCAGACATTGACGGAAGTCAGAATGTTCGTGTGGTAATGCGTTACACAAGTGGAGTACAGTACGGAATCGGTTCAGACATCGTTCTTTACACACCTGCATAATTACAAATTAAATAAAGACAAAGGGGTAGGTAAGCCGTAAAGCCTGCCTGCCCCTTTTTCATAACAATAACCTTAAAATATATAACAAATGGCTTGTGATTTAACATTAGGAAGGATAGAACCTTGCAAAGATAGTGTTGGTGGCTTAAAAAACTTGTACTTTGTTAATTACGGAGATTTAGGAGCAATCACTTATGATGTGACTAATACCGATGTAATTGATGCAGTAGCAGGAACACCTGACGCTTACAAATATGAAATTAAAGGAGCTTCTTCTTTTACTCAAAACATTCAATCAAGTAGAGATACGGGAACGACTGCATTTGAGCAAGTGATTGAAGTTACTTTAAAGAAACTAAGTATAGCTGACCATAAAGAGCTTAAAATTTTAGCTTTTGGAAGACCTCATGTTATCATTGAAGATAACAATGGAAACTTCTTTTTAGCAGGTTTAGAGCATGGTGCAGATGTAACAGGTGGTACTATCGTAACAGGTACTGCAATGTCTGATTTAAGTGGTTACACACTTACTTTAACAGGTATGGAGAAAGCTCCTGCTAACTTCTTAGGAGATACTCCTACAGCAGTTGGATTTACTGTAGTTAGTGGTTCTTAAACATAGTACTTAAACATAGTAGAGGGATGGTTAGATTAATTTCTTTCCATCTCTTTTCTTTTGTGGGTATATCAAAATAAAAACAAAATTTAACTTTTCAGTTATCATAATATGATAAGATTATTACCTGATACAGAAGCTCAAACAATTGCAGTTGTTCCAAGAGAGTTCCCTACTGAAGAGGTTCCTTTTGAGAATGTTACTTTGGTTATAACTGAGGATGGTACAAATATATCTGAAACTATTGAAGACATTGTAGCTGAAGTTCCTGATGACAACAGCAACTATGTTTACATGGATATAGCTTTCTCTATTTTAAGGGAGGGTTATGGTTATTATTTAGAGTTCACAAAGGGTGGTGAGTTGTGGTTTAGAGATAAGGCATACGCAACTGCTCAAATAGATAAAACTGTTAAACATACTTTAAACACAAATGAGTATGAGGAATATAATGGCTCAGGAAGCGATTATATCATTTTATAACAATACTTATGGCTAAGAGAAGAATAACATTAAATAACAACGTAAAACCTGCTAACAAGTTTAGTGAAGGGTCTGTAAGGGTTGTTAATCTTTCAGGATATGCTGCTCCTGAGATAAAGGAGGTATATGGAAAGGATTGGGTTCAGTATGGAGAGAACAACGATTACTTTGATAGATTAATTGACAGATACTTAGGTAGTCCAACCAATTCAGGTTGTATTAATGGTATTGTGGAGATGATTTATGGTAGAGGTTTAGATGCAACTGATTCTGACGTTAAGCCTGAGATGTATGCTAAGATGAAGCTTCTTCTTAAACCTAAAGAAATTAAGAAGGTAGTTAACGACTATAAGATGCTTGGGCAGTCTGCAATGCAGCTTGTTTACAACAAACAAAAGACAAGTATAGTAAAAGTACTACACTTTCCAATGGAGACATTAAGAGCTGAGAAAGCTACTGATGGTCAAATAAAAGCTTACTACTATCACCCTAAATGGAGTGATATAAAACCATCTGATAAACCCAAGAGAATACCAACTTTTGGTAATGGTTCTGATTCAGATGTTATTGAGTTGTTTGTAATTAAGCCTTACAAAGCAGGTTTCTATTACTATGCACCTGTAGATTACAATGGTTGTTTACAATACTGTTCTTTAGAAGAAGAAGTATCTAACTATCATATAAACAATATTAAGAATGGATTACAACCATCTTTACTAATCAACTTTAATAACGGAGTACCTAATGAAGAAACTCAGGAGTTATTAGAAAGTAAGATATATGATAAGTTTAGTGGAACATCTAATGCAGGTAAGTTTATCCTTACATTTAATGACTCTGCAGAAACTAAAGCTGACTTAGAGCCAATACATTTACCTGATGCACATGCACAATATCAATTCTTATCTACAGAGAGTAGAGAGAAGATTATGATGGGGCATAGAATTGTTTCACCTATCTTGATGGGTATTAAAGACAATACAGGTTTTGGTAACAATGCAGAGGAGCTTAGGACAGCTTCTATCATCATGGATAATGTTGTTATTAGACCATTTCAGCAGGCTTTAATTGATGGCTTTGATGAGATACTAAACTTCAACGGAATATTCTTAAACCTATACTTTATCACTCTACAACCTATTGAGTTTACAGAGTTAGATAACATTTCTACTAAAGTAAGGAAGGAAGAAGAAACAGGTGAGAAACAATCTTTATCATCTCAAGAGGAGGTTGAATTAAATGACTTCTCTGATGAAGATGGGAATGAATTACTTGAGCAGTTAGAGGACTTAGGAGAGGTTGTAAGCGATGAATGGGAGTTGGTTGATAGTCAATTATTAGACGGAACAGAAACCTCCTTAGAAGAGCTTAAAACAAGTTTAGCGAGTGTATCTAAAGATGATGCTAACCCAAATAAAGACTCTAAGCAAGATAACGCAGGATTTAAAATAAGGTATGCTTATGGTCCTGTAAGGAATAGTGCAGGTAGTAGAGAGTTCTGCAGAAAAATGGAGGCTCTAACGCAAAAAGATATAGTATTCAGAAAAGAAGATATTGGTATGATGTCTTTTAAAGGAGCTAACAAGGAGCTTGGTCATAAGAAGCAAAACTACAGTCTGTTTCTTTACAAGGGCGGTAAAAACTGCAAGCATCTTTGGGAGAGAAGGGTCTATAAGAAAAAGGTAGGCAAGAATACAGAAGTAGAGGCTTCAGATGCTACTCAAGAAGGATTTGTTGAACCTACTAACCCAAAAGAAGTATCAGTAAGACCTGCTGACATGAAGAATGGGGGAGCTTATCCAAACACTAAAAAATAATTAATATGGCAAACAAAGCTCTATTTATAGGATTAGAAGAACTTAAACGCAAGTCCATTATTGATGGAAATGTGGATAATGATAAAATTATACAATTCATTGAAGTAGCACAAGACACACATATTCAAAACTACTTAGGTGGGAAGCTATACAATAAATTACAGACTTTAATATTAAATGGGACTATATCTGATGCAGGTAATTCAAATTATAAAGACTTATTGGATGATTATATCAAGCCTATGCTTATATGGTTCACTCAAAGCAACTACCTTCCTTTTGCGATGTATCAGATTAGCAACGGAGGGGTTTACAAACATCGTTCAGAAAACTCGGAAACTATTTCGTTGGAAGAAATGAACATGATGTTAAATAAGGTTACTGAGACTGCTGAGTTCTATACAAGGAGATTTGTTGATTACATGGGGTTCTATAGTCAACTATTCCCTGAATACAATCAAAGTACTAATGGAGAGATGTACCCCGACAAAGATGTAAACTTTCATTCTTGGGTATTGTAATGGAGCAAAAGGAAATTAAAACATATAAGCCTAAAAAGAGTAATATAATAAAGTTAGAAGCTTATTTAAAACAAATTAACAGCAATGGCAAACAGTATAAATTGGGGGATAAGTTACCAAAGTAGTTGGTTTGGACTAACAGATGAAGCTAACGGATGGGGTATTATATATCCAACAGATGCAGATGGTAGTTTCTTGAGAGTAGATACTACTTTATTAATGGCTGATAATACTAATATAGAGGCAGACCAAACTAAATATTAAAAATAATAATTAAACAAGTAAAAAATGGCACAACAAACAATTAATATCGGAACGGTTGCTAATGATGGTACAGGAGACCCATTAAGAACTGCATTTGATAAAGTAAACGACAACTTTACAGAGTTGTACAACGATGATGCAGGTGATGTTGATTCGGTAAATGGACAGACAGGTACAGTAGTACTTGATTCTGATGATATAGCTGAAGGTGCAACAAACCTTTACAATGCTACCCACACAGGAGATGTTACAGGAGCAACTGCATTAACTATTGCTAACGATGTAATTGATTATGCTAAATTAGCAGCAGGATATAAAGCAACTAATGATGTAGGTGCTATATCAGGAACCTATGTACTTGATTTTGAGAATTACATTTGGTTTGTAGGAAGTATAACTGCAGCAACAGAAATTCAAATTCAAAATATGAATAGGGGTGATGTTAAGTATTTATTGATTAGCGGAGACTTTGATTTAACTTTTACAAACTTTGATAATAGTTTTCAAGGAAAAGTAGTATCGGGGGCATATGATGGAACTGTTACTAACCTTATCCAATTAGTTAAACACACTAACTTTATTTACGTTTCAATCGCACAAGTACCTGCATAATCTAAAAAAAATATAATAATATGAAAGCAATAGAAATTAATGGTGAAATCAAAACATTTGGAAGACTACCTAAAAGTTGGTCAGACAAAAATGGTTTACACTTAAATATGAAAGATGGTTCTG